GCAGTTCGAAACCAGCGTAGAGGCTCCAGATCATCATGATGAACCTAGAAAAGTCATCATTGTTGTTAAGGAGCACCTGGGCATTGTTACCACCAATGCCTACGCCCACAGACTGTGGACCGAAGAAGATGCCAATTGCAGCGTTGTAATCCTGGTTATTACCAGCAATCGTTGCATTTTGGGTTTGGCTAGGCATGTTAGTGGATTCGAAGAATCGAACCCCCTCAAATACGAAGCCCGTCGGCATAATCGGCTCTCCGGCTACAAAAGTAGCCTGGCCGAAGCCCTGACCCATGTACAGCGCAGCGTTAGGCTGCATTGCACTCATCAGAGGGTTAATTTGACCGTTACCGGGGTAACGAGCAACCTCTCTGAAGTCACTGTTCTGACGCAGGTGCATCAAGAAAGTGGGGTCACAAACGCAGCGGTAGAAACCGTCCTGGTAGGTAGGAGTGTTCCGCTTACGCAGTGATTTGACCACACGGAGGAGGTCATCTTTAACGTCGAACTTGGCTTGCTCGGCGTTGGTGTAGGTCAGATCACCGATCGAAAGATCGCCGGGGAAGTAATAACCACCCTGGTTATCTGAAGATTGGCCCTTGCTGACTGCCTTCAGAAGCTCGTTGATGAAGACACGATCACGCCAGCGGCGGTAATCGTCCAACATTGTGAGGCTTCCAATCGACTGGTGGAAGGTAGTTAAGTTACCTGTGTCGAGAAGAAGGCGCTGCGCCGTGATAAGAGTTTCACGTGCAACTTTAAAAGTTGAAGGCTGAGTTGGATCGGAAGGATCTGCAGGTCCCGTGTACTCTTTAAGAGTTACGAGCACCTTGTCCTTAACAATGTTCCGGCTGTTTGCCGTACCAATTGTTTGCTCAGCTGTGCGCTCACGGGACTCTTTCGAGCCCGGATTTCCGAAGAACCTGTAGCGGTCAAGTTGAACCGTCTGGCCGGGTTGCTTCGAGAAGTCGTGCACAACCACGGGTTCCGCTGCCATCTCTACGATGTAAGCGGGGTGAGGACGGTAAAGCTCCGCACCAAGGATCTTCGGAAAATCATTATCGATGAACATCGATAAGTTCCGACGAAACTACCTCCGAAGTTTAGCCCTCTATCACCCCTAGATAAAGAGGTGGACTAAGTATATGTTGCGTTTATAGCGTTATATACGTTTTTGGTTCGAGCTATTTACAGTCGTACTGAACGTTCTAACGAGGTTACGTACACCCTCACCGAGTACACCATAAGCACCACCATACGCAGGAACATATCGTGAGGATCTTCCACGGTATGAATTGCGAACTACAGCGTCCATTGCTCCAGGAAATTCTGATCTAACTGACTCGACATACGACTTGCAATAAACCGGGTAGTTGTAACGCCAAGCTGCTCGGGACCCAGAAGCATCATTAGTTGGGTTAGTCAGCATCGGGAATAAAACCCGCTCGTATTGGCCAGGTCCACCCGTACTTCCAGTCCTAAGTATTCCGTCATCGTCAGGACCACCGTTAATGGGTGTTAGAAACGGACTGTAGAACTGGTTGTCTGGTACAGCATTACCGAACCATGTGTATGCCCCTATGTCTTTTAGACCAGGCTGCATTCCATATGTCGTTCTTACCTGACGACCAGCAACGGTGATCATCGTGGCACCGCGATAGCCTTCGTAGACTGTCAGTAAGCCTGATGCACGCTGTGGATAATCAGAGTAGTCAGTCCAATACCCTGAGATAGTGGGAGGGACTTGTCTCCACGCTGTTGAGTAAGTCCACTGAGCTGTAATTGGTTCGCCGTTTACATCAATCTCATTGCCGTACTGAGGCGTAGAAGTGCTGTAGTAGTACAGACGTAATGGAGATTGTGTACTGACACGGAAGATAGTTCGTGCGCCAGGTTGGCCTGGTACGCCAAGACTTACTACTCCATCTGTGTACGCGACTCCACCACCAAAAGTTCCATCTGGAGTTTCGGAGAATGCAATTTGCCGACCCGTATTAGTCGGATCACTTTGATCAAAGATATATGTGGTGCCTTGATTAAGGATGATCAGCGGGTTCTGGACTAGGTCTAGATAGAACCTGTTGCCCACAACCCCATCGTTAAAGACCTGAACGGTGTACGTAACGTCAGGAGGAGCAACAATGGAGTTAACTAAGGCATTCGGTGGTCCTGGCCTAATCACACCAAAGTCAGCACCCTCATAATCAACACCTACAAATGTCTGTTGATATGCAGGTATTAGGTTTCCACCGGGTATCTGATAGCCACTAGATACCACACGGTAGGTATCAATTAGATCGAGGTTACTGCCAGTCCTCTGTGGTCCTGACTGAATAGCGTGATACAGACTTTTGTCGTATTTCCAGTTGGTAAGAGCTGCTTGAACCATTGCTCGTACGGCTTTTACACACTCTAATAGGGGTCTAAAATCCGGGTAACAACCAGGAATCTCTGATGCTGGAGAAGATCCTGGCCATCTTCATCCTCGACACTGACATTGCAGGCAGCACTGTGGCAGGAGCAGCTACGGAGTCAATCGTCCACCCTCGAAAGCACAGACGGCACGTTGCTTATCACTTTGCACGTGCCTTATCTGTTGGTTGGCTGCTCGCGACCTTCGTAGCGCCTGGAATAGCGCATAGATTTGAATTATCTAAGCCTGAATCAATCGCTGTGGCGTTTATATGTGGCTATGCGGGGGTAAGAATCCTGAGTACAGGCGAAAAAGCCTTCTTAGAACGCATGAAAACCCGCCAACCCGAGCTAAAGGGTTAAATCTTCGTCGAATTTAGGGTCTGGTAGTGCGTTCATGTCCACAGGGGGACGATTTTCGGGTTTAGCCAACGAATTACCAGCCGAAAACCCTCTCCTACGCGCAAAAACCTCAGGTTTCTCGACATTCTGAGCCTCGTGACGTCTTGCGTTAGGTGCTCGCATGATCTTGTCCCTAGTTAACTGATTTTAGACATAGAAAAACCCCCCGAGTTCACCAACCGGGAGGTTCTTCGACAAACCCCCTATCCAAGAGGTTGAAGGCAAGCTAGCTCAGGAAGGTTCCATGAACAAGAGCTTGGAACGCAGTGCCTCAGGTCCCATTTGGGAGAGATAACGCCATGCGTTCTCAGGTGAACGATTCATCACCTCACCAAAAGCATCCCACTGTTGCTGTGGTTGCATTTGGGGCTGAGTACCTGCTTGTCCGACAGTAGGAGCAGGCATATCAAACTGCTGCTGATACTGCTGAGGAGCCTGTGTTTCAACAGGACCGTCAATATCCACAGGTACAACTTCAGTAAAGAAGCGATCTGTGTAATCAGCCAGATGATCAGGGTTAGTCAGGATGCTTTCCATGCCTTGTGCACGTTCAGCAATCTTGTCTGTCTTCTGTGCTTGACCAATAAGCATGTCCTCAAGAGCACATGCGTAGTTATTAAGGATTCCGGGTGCTTCAACCCCGAAATGATTAATTACCTGTGCGCTTGCGGCGCTTAGTTGAGGCTTGCCCGTAGAAGTTCTGGAGGAAGCTCGGGTCGGAGAGACGCTGGTATTGGAGGTCTGCGGAGCCTGCTGCTGGTAAGCCCAAGGCTGGACCTGTGAAGGCTGACTGTTCGGTGTTGTAACCGAAGGTGCTGCCGGGCTGGATGACTGTGGAACCTGGCTGGGGGACTGCACCGCTCCCAGCACTCGTTCCAGGGATCCCATCGCCTCCTGCCACGGGTTGCTGCTCGGGGAGGAGTTGAACGTTGACGGGTTGGACTGGACGCTGATAGTAGGGTCCGAAACCTGTACCGCCTGGTTCTGCAATTGGGGCATAGGTGCCGAAGCTACCGCCGGGGTACTGCCCTGGGCTACCCACTGCGGATACTGGGTTGAGCCCTGGTCGGCTACCACTGATTGCACTGGAGCCGGGGAAACCGGGCTCGGGGTCGAAGCTGGGATCTGCTGGCTCATAGTTACCGCTGTAAGTTAGTTCTTCCGCGAGATGATCAAAAGTCCTGTAAAGGAGCGGCGTGATATTAAGTCTCGGATCAGCCGCAAGAGGTTGATCAGGCGCAAGAGGATGCGGAGACTGCAACATCTGATTTAATAATACCAGGAATTGCTGCATTGCCGACTGTACTTGTCCGACCATTCTGAAAGGGAAACCCTTCAGCATTTCGGCTCGCTCGGACTCATTTTTATCAGGGAACAGGTATTTGAGTGCTTCTACACTTTCCACACCGAGTTCTTGCATATTCCTGACCACCATTGACTTCTGAAGGATGTCATAGGCAGTGTCCTCATACACATCGCCTTGATTGCGATATTGCACAGAACGATCGCCGTCTTCAGGTAAACCGACGACACCAGGAGGAACTTTGTTCTCTGCTAACGCTTTCTTAATGTCAGCGTCTAATTTGGCATCAAAGCGCTGTACTGCTCTCCGATACTTTGTAATGCTCTCTTCTGTTTGCTCCTTTGGAGGGTTCGGTTCCTTAAGACCCGTTATCACCTGGAAGCTTTCTCTGAAGATGACTTCCTGATGGAACAGCATCATCTCAAGCAGCTTGCAGAAGCCGTAAGACAAGAAGCTCTTGTTCTTGCGAGTCGCAGTTGCTTGTGCTCGACCCATGAGTCCTTTGATCTCTGTGGCAGTAGCACCAGCAGAGATCGAAATTTCATCCACACCGCCTAAAGCAGTACGAATTTCTTCCCTCAAGAGAAGCGAGTACCTGTTCATATCCCCGGAGATCGGGTCAGGCGTCATGTAGCCGACTCGGTCACTCGGTTCAACGTTGGCAATAATCCGTGGCACACGAAGTCCACCGCCCATGCCTGCACCAAAAGGTTCAGACACACGAGTAGACGGAGTGTCCTTTCCAGCAAATCCACTCTGAGAGCTGATCGTTGGACGGAAAGTGCTGCCTGCGTCTGAAGCTTCTACAAGGTCCGAACGAGGACGCGAAGAAATCAGAGTTGGGTTTCCGAAGAACTCAATGTTCTTGGAAATGTTGTGGATGAGATCGTTGTGGAGAACGATCTGCTCCATAAACGGATCGAAGTCGCCTTCTCCCTCTGTACCAGAGGCATTTGGCTTATTCAGCACCTCTACCGCAGGCACAAATCCCAGTGGATTTGGTCTGGATTTCTGAGGAGTAAGCGTGTTGACAGCTTCCAGCTCAAAGCTGAGTTCAGTGTCGGACTCAACCTCACTAATAAGGTCAGCAGTGATAGCCAACCGGACATACCTCTTGTTCTGTCCGTAGACATCAGAGGGCAGACCTAACGTTGCATTCTTTACCTTGTAATCGTAAAGGATGACTACTTCTTCTACTTGGCCGTTCACGTCGTGGAAGACGCGGTACTGACGTTTATTGAAGAAGTAAATTTGATACTTCAGCTTTTCGTCAGGACGGAAGTAGAAAAGCCCACAGCCGTCGATCAGAAAGTTACGGATAATCGCAGGGAAACGAATATCGAGCTTGTTCAG